TGGCTGAGCATTACCCTGAAACTGATGACCAGTTTGTCGCTCGCATCAAGGACCCGACAACGCAAGCTGAGGAAGTCTCCTTCGACGACTACAAGCGCTACAGGGAACTGGATACTGGCATGGAGCTGCTAGATGCTCCTGGTGTCATTGTTCAGGCCGCTGGTATCGCAGCCAAGGAGCTATACAACGGAGCCAAGGCTGCCGTAAAGCTGGGATTGCAAGGCGAGGGCGGCAAAGCAGCAGCATCACTAGCCGAAGGCGCTACCAGAGGAACCTCAGACCTCACAGCACTCGGCGCTCGCATTGGTGAGGGTGTGTATCAACACCTCGAGCCATACTTCAAGGACTCTGGTAACGTTGAAATTGACCGCTATCATCGGTTCCTAGCACTCAAGTCACTGGACAACATCCGTGAAGCAGCCAGAGCAGGGGACGAAACCCTGCTTGAGGAGTTCGGTTTAACACCAGACATGATCGACAACGATCTGGCTGAGGGCAGTTCCTACTTCCTAGACCCGTCCATGTTCGTTGGTTTTGGTTCTGGCAAAATCACTCAACTAGCTGCCAGGGCAGCATCTAAGCCAGTCCGAATGACTGGAGCAGGACTCACTAAGACGGCACAAGGAATCCGTGGGGTTGCTGACAAGCTGTCTGGAGTTAAAGCATCTGCCACTCAAGCCCTCGACGATGCTACCGCTGGCTATGGTAAATATGCTGGTGCAGGTATTGCAGGAGCTGCAGCGACCAGTCTAGGCGCTGGTCCCGCATTGGGCGCTGCTGGCACAGCTTTGCTAGGATTGCCAGCGCTAGAGGTAGGTGGAGCTGCGCTGTCAGCTTTCGGGGATGCCATGCGCAACACTCCGTCTCGCATTGGAGGACTAAGGCAACTAGCGCTCGATACACCCGATACACTGGCTGGTAAAGTAGCTGGCCAACTTCAGTTCCTGGACAAGCCCATTGAATACCTCGGCAGAGCCGCTGGAGGTGCTGCAGTGGGTGCAGGAGTCGGGTCTGGCATAGGATTGCTTGCAGGAGGCATTGAGGGCGCTGCACAGGGCTTTGGAGCTGGTTTCAGCAGTGGAGCGGTTGGTGGCATAGCAGGACGACTTACAGAAGGCCTCAGGGGCACTGCGCTACGTCGAGCTGAGGTCAACGACTACCAGAACTGGAGAAGCAGAGTCGATAAGCCACTGGGTGAGTATTTTGATAGGTATTTCAGAGATCATTCCAGCCGCATCAAAGGCATGGACCTAGTTCAGCTTGTTCAGACAGCGGCAGCTGAGAAGAACTACAACGTCCAGATACTCGAGCCCAAAGACTATGACGCACGGTTCAAAAACAACTCAGAAGGCGTTCAGCTGATCGAGGGGCAGCAACCAGTGGTCTATCTGCGTGGTGTTTTTGACGGCAAGAACGGCAAGGACAGTGCTCTGCGTGTGCTGGCTCATGAGGTGTTTCACACGATAGCTAGGCTTGATGGATTTGATGTTTTGGCAGCCAGGATTGGGCAGGAAGCTGCCGCGATGTATTCTAAGGATGAAATTGGTCAGTTCATCAGAACCTATGAAGGCAAGCTTGATGGCAAGCGCGGGAATCTGACTGAGACCAATCAGAACAAAATCATCGAGGAGCTTGCCGCTGAGTATTTCGCTGACCTGATCGTCGGTAAAGACAGTAGCTACATACTGCAGGGCGATGGAATCATTGCCTCAATCAGAAACATGATGGCACGCCTGATTCCAGGCAAGCTATCCCGTGTCATTGAGGCGTTTGAGAGCCCTGTGTTTGGACCAATGAAGCAAGCCAACCCTGCACTGCGCAGAGCGCTTGGCGACTTAGTCAAAGCAAGAAGGAAGGCATACAAGAACGTCATGCTCGGAGATGGCACACCTACACGTGTCTACAACGAGACTGACCTCGGTAATGACGAAATCTACAAGGAACTTGAAGCACTCGGTGCGGCCTACACTGACAACAAAGGCCGTCGACAAATGCTCAAACCTGCAGCTGAGAAACGGATTGAGAAGGACAGAGCGCAAGCCGTTGCAGCAGCACTCGACAAAGTCCCAACATCGACTGTGGACGCGGAGGGTGGAGGCTTGGTTCGACAACCTGATGGCTCGTATGTAGGCAATCGATTTAGCCCATCTCAGATTCAGGCGATCATTAATGAGCCTGGGATGCCGAACAAAATCATTGAGGTAATGCAGGTGATTGATCGGGCCCAAGGCGTCGTCAATACCACATACGCTGCTGCGACTGCTAAAGTTCAGCGCAAAGGCGCAAAGAACAGAGGCAAGTTTGTTACCCGCTACCGGAATCTGCCATACAGCAATCGTGACGCAGCGTTGTATCAGATTGTAGTCAGTCCATCGGCTGGCACGATGAGGGTTGAAGGACTGGACATGTCATTCCTGCAAGCTAAGGCTGCTACGAATTGGGAAAGCAATCCAGCGTGGCAGCAGAATTTCGGGAACGTGGACAGCATGATCGCTGACCTCAAGACCTACATCAATGCCCTGGGTGGCAATACACCTACAGCGCAGGTGTTGGGTTCAGAGACTAAGCGCAATCTGCTGAACAAATTCCTTGGCGTTCGCAACGTCAGAGGCAACCCGCTGATCTCGCCTGAATACAATGTCAAGGAAGGCGAGCATCCATGGAGAGCATTCCGACTGGATCGTATCATCGCCATGAAGGCGAGGAACGAGGCTACGCCGACTAGGTTCAGCCAGAGGGCATACGAGCAAGCACAAGGCAACTTTAGTCCGTATGATCCGAGCTACGGAGCTGGGGAGCGTATTTCAACCAGAACACCTATGGCGGTTAAAGGCAACGTCGGGGACCCGATTGCCGAGCAACTCACCGTTGGCATTGAGCCATACCGCAGAGACCCAGTGCTCGCAAACAAGGCAGCATCATTAATCAAAGGCTCACGGATTTTGACACCAAGACAGTCGAGTCGCAGCGACATGCGTGTCATCGAGGATTACATACAGCACGGTGTTGATAACCTCCTGTGGCTGCACGACAACGCTCCAGAGGTAGTCAGGCAGACAGGGAAGCTTTGGTATGATGGCGCTCGCAAAATCGTTGACGGATGGTCGCAGAAGTATGGCCACAAGCCTGAGAAAATCGCTGCAGTCATAGCAGCATTGTCACCAGGCACTGATTGGTTTCAGAACGTTGATAGAGCCAAGCGCATCATTGAGTTCAAGCTAGGCAAAGCAAACGCTCGGTGGACACCGAAAATGAATGAGGCAGCTGAGCGCTTAGGGACATCTGACACAACTAAAGCTGTGATGAAACTCATAAGGAACAAGTCCTACAGTCAAATCACAGACCCAATACAACGAGCTTACTGGTTCAGAGCATACGATGAAGCTTACAACGCCAAATCGTATCCGGTTATCAGCCCCGACGGAACGTTTGGAGGGCCACAGAAAACGGACAGCGGTGAAGCACGAAAAATTGCTTGGGGCGACTACGGCGTGATCGCTCGATCGTTTCAGATTCTAGACTTACCCGAAAGCACAAGAACAGCAGTTGCGGAAAACCTCACCGCGCCAGGTAGCCTGAGTCACAAAATCAGGAACTTCTACAACAACATCATTAACCCAGCCGGAGAGTTTGGTGATGTGACTGTGGACACACATGCGGTAGCGGCCATCTACCTCAAGCCTTTTAGTCAAAAAAGCCCTGAGGTTACTCACAACTTGGGAGCTGGTATCAGCAATACGCGATATGGCATCAGCGGGACCTATGGCATCAATGCCGAAATTTACCGTAGAGCTGCCGAACGCAGAGGGCTGCTACCCAGAGAAATGCAATCAATCACATGGGAAGCAGTTAGAGGGCTTTATTCGCCCGAATTCAAACGAAATAAGAAGTATGTTGCCAAAATCGACACCGTATGGGACCGTTTTCGGAGAAGAACAATCTCGCTCGATGAAGCCAGAAAATCCATCACAGAACTTGCAGGAGGTTTCTCAAGACCCGATTGGGCAGAGCGTGGTGGCAATGATTCAGGAGCTGGGTCTACCAATGACCAAGAAGTCCTACCTCGAGGTGATATTCGGGGGCGAGATTCCCGAGGAAATTCCCCAGGAGACGCTCAACGAGATCCCTCCCAGCTTGACCTGAAATTTTCTCCTGCTCGCTCCCTCAACAACCGAGGTGGTGCCATCTACACCAACGAGCGAGGGAACAGAGCTATCCAGCTGTCTAGCAGGTCAGGCGTCAGAGTCTACTCAGATCGCGGCAAACGAATCGGTCCTGTGTTTAGCTCAGTGGAGAAAGCGCAGGATTACTTGAGCAGGAGGTAGTGCTCGTCGTCCAATCGGATTACAGATCAAATGGTTTGATCGTTTCCATCGGAATGGTCGGGTCGTGTTTTTGATGTCTTGATTCCCAAGCTTGCTTCACGGCCCCCAAAACGATTCCAATAACAATCAGGATCATGGGTAAGCAAATAATCACCATGCATCCAAGCGGAGTCAGCGCCGTGGCTTTGTTCCTGGCGCGCTGGTAGCACCTCTGGTGCAAATAATGGCCATCGTCTGCCAAGATCCCTGGCTCATTTGTTATCATCTGCTTGCAGATGTCGCAAACTTTGGACATATCAGATTAGGACCACAGAACACCGAATCGCGCCATTGCAAATTCAGCTTGGGTTTGTAACCACGCCACGAAAAACCCCCACCAGCCGAAGCCAGTGAGGGCGTTCCATATTCAGCAATTACTAAACCACTCCAACCCACACACGTTGGAGGGCGAGGACGATAGTAGGCGTAGAGCCAACCTGTCCAGACCAAACACGAAAAACCCTGCTCCAGAGTATCCAACTGCGGAACAGGGCCTTCGTGTAGCCGTATGTCAGTTTGTGCTAGGTGTCCTTCGCACAACAAATCCCTGTCACCCTGACAACAACGCGCCATCAGGCAGGTTCACTGATTCTCGCAGGTGTAATACACCCGTCAACGGGTTTTTTTGGGGTTGGAAGCAGTTTTGTGATCGGGTAGAAAACCGACAATCATGAAGACCTACAAATGCGAGTATGGCAGGTATATCGATGGCAATTTGGTGGCAGAAAAAATCCAAGCGGAAAGTCACAGGGAAGCATATGAAAAATTCCTCGCTAATCAGGGGGTGTTCCCCGAGGCTGTCGTTGTTACTTCTGGCTTTATGGATGGGGGAACAATTTTTAACGACCACATCGAAAAAACACGCGAGGAATTAGCTGACAGCCAAGCAATTGCCATCAAGCAGACTGCAACCGAAGACGCAGAGGCATCTCTAACCTCAACCGACATGCTGCTGAAGCAGCTGATAGCGAAGCAGGATGAGACAAATCAGTGGCTTCTCAAAATCAGGCGGGCACTGATATCCATTTTCATAATCATTGCGATGTGGCATTTGTTCGGGTGGCGAATTATTCCGATACGCTAAGCCACCCACTCAACATCTCAGCTTTCTGCTCAACGCTACCTCGAACCCCATCAGCCATCGTGCAGATGGCATGAAAGCAGAGGACTTTAGGGATGGGCACAAGTCGCTGGGTTTTGGTGTTGGCAAAGCAGGGTGGTAGCACCTGGACGCGGTCTTTAGCCACTGCCCTCAAAGCATCCTGATCATGAGCACCAGGGTGCGAGTGCATGTATGCCAAGCAATGATGCAGAAGCCACATCAGTTCGCTCGTATTCCTGCCCACAATCAATCCAGCATTCAGGTTGGCTTGCTCGTCCTCGCACATAGCCCAAATACCATCTGAGCAGGTCTGAGACAGCTCTGTGAATGCTCCAGGCATCCAGACTATGTCCAGGTCAGCAAACGCTGTCACAGAGCCTTGTGGGATGATTTTTAGGGCTTTGATGGCATTCTCCAGCTGCCATCTGATAGCAGACAACCACTCGCCCTGCATGAAGTTGCCAGGATCTGAGCTGGAGCGCTGAAAATGAATCCACTCCACAGGTTCACACCTCCTCAAGCTGGGCTCGAAGTAGTTTCGCCTGATGCCGTCATGGCTAGTGGTGCCCGATGTGACTAGGTAGACCATACGAGTTCAGGGTCGCCGTGAGGAAACGGCAGGATGGATGGTTTGGGACCTAAAGTAACGATGCGGTGCATTGGCTCAAAATCAGCCCTCAGCTTCATCAGGTGACCTCGCATCACGTCCTCAGGGATACGAGCAGGGTCAGGTGTTCCACCGTCGTAGAAATGAGTCTCAGGCTTACTGTAGTCCATATCACACCCAACTAGATTCAGCTCTGTGGCAATGCCGTGCAGGGTAGCTTTGTTTAGGATGTCGTAGGCTGCGTTGACGACCATCGTCCCGTTGTAGGGGCAGGAATACCAGTGAGGTCGATGGAGGTATGAGGCACACATACGGAAGCCTCTGAAATGATCTGTGTCCACTCCGGTGACCCTGCGCATGTCGTAATTCTGAGACCACAGGAAGTCTTCAGAGACATACCACGTGGCGTGCTTCTGACCGACTACTCGGATGGCGTTATTGAGGCAGTGAGCTTGGTCGAAGGAGTCTTCGTTTTTGGCCCACCAATGAGGCGAGTAGGGGGCTGACCCTACCAGCAGGACTTTCTGCATGAGACCAGAATATCAGGTGTAATACACCTGTCTAGAATGGATAGACTAGTTGTCAATAAATTGACATTAAAGTCGATAACGGCAATTAGGGGTGTTGGCTGCGCATTTTTATAAAACTCACAAAACGCTCAAGAATAACGGGTTCATTGTCCCCCTCGACCCGGGCGGAGAGATGGCTGAGTGGTCGAAAGCAACGGTTTGCTAAACCGTCGTCGTGGGATAACTGCGACCGCGGGTTCGAATCCCGCTCTCTCCGCCATTAAGTTTTCCCAAAAATGCGAAAGCCCCTGTGTTTACAGGGGTTTTTTCATGTCGTAATTCGCTCATTTGACCCTCCGACAGCCTTTGTGAACGTTTTCACAAAGCATTTCAGGGTGCTTATTTTTTGCTTGTTGACATTAAAATTGACATTAAAGTTCAGCCCATGCCTAAGCCGAGGTCCAAATTTTCCATCAGTCGCTATACCTATAACAACGGTAAGCGAGCATGGTTGGTGTCTGGAACAATGCGTCACGGATTGCGTGTTAGGAGGTTCTTTGAGGACTACGATAAAGCCGAGCGATGTAGGCAGCAGATCGAGTTTAGCGAGAAGTCAGAGACCGAGGTTGATACCTATGCCAAGACTCGGCTGACAAGCGGCCAAATCGCTGACGCGGAGATGGCTTATCAGCTACTTGGTAAGCTTCCGATTGCTTCACTGTCTGAGGCTGTTGATTGGTGCTCCAAGAACTACGTAGCCCCAGAAACGACCAAGTCTGTCCATGAGGCTTACCAGGAGATGATGAAGGACAAGGCCAGGGTCAACTTGCGAAAACGCTCCTTGGACGAACTGAGGGTCATGATCGGCAAAATCGACCAAAAGCTGGGTGCCCTGCAGATCCATCAAGTTACCTCAGCGAGTCTTGAGGAACTGATTCCTTCGACCGCATCGCCTCGAACCAGAAACAAGTATGTCGTCAAGTTTGCTCAGTTCTTCAACTGGGCAATTAAGCGAGGCTACATCCAGAGCAATCCTGCTGATGGCATTTCTAAGGCCAGAGTGGATGCTGTCGAGAACATTGCGCTGTCCATGGCGCAGGTTAAGGCAGTTCTTAAGGCGTCATACGGAACTCCTATCCAATCCTTAGTAGCATTGCAGCTGTTTGCTGGGCTAAGGAGCGAGGAAGCTTGGCGACTTGATTGGTCACAGGTGGACCTCGATGACAAAGCGCTCTATGTCAAACCTGATGGCGCTAAGAAGCGCAGCGCCAGAACGGTTGAATTGCATGATGAAGTTCTGCCCTGGCTAGATTTGTCGCAGCCTATCGCCCCAGAGGTTAAGGAGGGTGTTCCATCAACCTACCGATACCGTCAGGCATTTGAGCAGATGAGGGCTGATGCCAAAATTACGGACCGCAAGTATGACAACGTGCTTCGACACACCGCCCTCAGCTTCTACTCAGCCAAGACCCAGAGCCTTGATAAGACCGTTCACTGGGGCGGCACTGGGGTTGGGCCGTTCTTCCAAAACTACAAGTCACGGGTCAAACTCAAGGACGTCAACGCCTACTGGAGCCTGACGCCTGAGTCACTGGGGTTGGAGTAGGGCGGGGAAGTGTATTTAAAACGATACACTTGGTATTGATTGGGCAAAACAACCGCCTTGGAGTGTATCGAATACGATACGCATGTGTATCTAATACGATACGCTACGTGTATTCAAAACGATACACTAACTAATAAAGAACTGATCAAAGAAACTGAGCAATTTCTAGGTTTAAGTTTTTGCGAGTTGGACGTGCCCTAGGTGCCATTGCCACAAGGCCCTGGCAATGCTTTCTTCTGCGAGGGTATAGGAAGCTTGATCAGCACCCAAAACATAGCCCAAGGCGATGCTAGAGCAGTCAGCACCCATTTCCTGGACAGCTTGTCGCAGCTTCTCAAAATGGCTGTTGAAGTTTTCGAATTGCTCAACTGCAGCTTTAATCCAATCTCCGCTTGCTGGAATTGAGAAATCAAAAGTTTCAAACACGCTGCGCAAAGCTTTACACACGTTGTTTCGGGCATAATACCCCCGACGACCTCCCGTAAAGAAATACGCAAGCTGGGTCATTGCCCCAACTATGATCCGCGGCTCTTCCTCGCTGGCGCTGGGTTCGGCCATGTATGCGTTTAGCAGAACCTCAAAAGCTTGTTCGGGAGTGCGGTTTGCTTGTTTGCGCTCTTTATCAGCTACATCAACAAAGCTTTGACTAAATGGCCACAGACCACTTTTACCGCAGGCTGCTAAAAGCGCGTTTTCGGTGTGAACATCCAAGTCCCCACAAATCTCCAAGACATTCTCGTGATAGGTCTGCGTCTCCGGCCACAGATCTGCATTGATGTTCTGCGTGTCAGCTGCTTTCTCAGCTACCGTTTCCCTGTTTAAGTATGGGCCGCAGTTAGGATTTTCATGGGTAACCCCATCCCAGTGGTTTATTGCTTGGGCCAACGCTGATACGTGATCAGTTGTGGGCTTGTAAATGCTTTCAATGTAAGCTGCGTATTCTGAGCTGTTATGATGTCGAATCCGGCTAAGTCTGTCACAGGCTTCCCTTGCAGACTCTCCAACCCCACCTCTTCGCAAGCTTTTGACATCGTCAAATTGACCTCTAGCTCCATACCTGCGGTCTCCAACACTGACGGCTTGATCCTGCGTGTTTGTGGTTACAGTTGGGGCATCCCAGTTATTATTTAAATGGTCCTGCCAATCCCACTGGCCTTTAATCGTGGGTTTCAGGGGGGGTGCAGCAAAGTTAAAAAGTGCGGCAGCATCAAGGAAGTCGTCGGAGACGCGTTGACTTTCAAGCTTGGCAACAATTTGCTGTGCTGCTCTTTGAAATTGATCAAATTGATCTGCGTTTATGTCTTTTATTCGCATTCCAGACATCGGAATGATTGTTGACTCCGCAATCAGATTGACGGTTTTGACAACTTTGGGGTGTAGGATGTGTAACTGCTGATCCGTCCGCGCACCATAAAGAAAATAAACTACCAGGCTTGCGATGAACTCGCTGGTTTTGGGAAAGTCTATGTCAGGCGACACGCTTTCGGTGCGCTGTGTTGTCAGCATTTCAAAAAGAACCCCCGGCGAGCAGAGTTCCTTCAATGGAGCTTTCCTATGTTCGTCAATAAAGCATGACAACTGCCCCAGCGCTTCAAACTTATTAGGCTGAGATCCGCGATACCTAACCCACATTATGCAGGCCATGATGCAGACATGAGTGGGGACTTTTTTGTCGGACCACATTTGTCTGATTCCGCGATAGTCAATCCTTGAACCGGGCAAAGCTTCAACCGAATCGGCAAAGTCTGGCCATACACTTTCAATACGCTTAAGCAGCATGCGCTTGGGGTAAGCCCTTCTATCTGCTTGATCATAGCCACTTATGGCATTTTGAAACGCAATCCAATGAGAATTCCTGTCGTTAAGTCTGACTTTATGAGAAGGCTCGACTTTTTGTGCCTGCGGCGTTGTTGTCGTTTGGCCGCCTTGCTTTACGCTTCCCGTATCGGGTCTTACCACGTGCCGCAAGTCCATCAAGAGCGCTGGTCCTGAAAAGCCGAATGGTCCAGGCATACCTGGCGCGTGTATTGGCGTTTCTCCTTCACGGGAAAGCACCATTTCCGGAGTAGGTTCTTGCGTTGTTTCTATATGCAGCCATGTGGCACTAAACACCGAGCTAAGGGCATCCCACTCGTCGCTATCAAAGTCAACCTGAAACGTTTTTCCCGTTGTGGTGCGAAACCTCAAATAGACAACAGTTGGATGGTGCAAATTTCGGACAGGCAGGTAGGCCCCTTCAAAAGAGCATTCCCTTAGGTCCTGTTCACTGAGTTCATCCAGCATTGTCAATTTGGATGCGAATTCGCGATCCCGCTGCAGCTCACTCCAATCACCCAGTAATCCCTTCTCCGCCTTCTTTGGTAAGCGAAACTCTGGCTCACCTGGCACTTCCTCCCATACTTCGCATTGCACAAAGCAAGGGAAAAAGTCTTTCTCTGAGTGCGTGGTGCCCTTGAGCATACCATCACTACCAATGCTGTGATAAATCAAGTCACTGCGTCTTCTGTAAAATGCCTTCGTGCTCTCACCCTCAGGTAAACCTAAAGGCTCTAGTGGGTATCCGCTTCTACCGTGTGGCTCTATGTCAACCTGGACGTCGTATCGCTCACCGTCACCGTATTCTTTCCTGATGACGTATTTGCAGGGTAGGAATGGGATGCTGTAGGCGTAAGCCGCAGGCACGTCAGGGTAGTTTACTGTTACCCTTGAGGCGCGCTTATCAGCAATCAAAACACCTGCAGCTTGCCGGATCAGCGTAGCACCGTGTTGAATAAGAGGTAATTTAAGCAGTCTGCCAGGGCTAGGGTCTATGGCGTTGCCTAAAAGAGTCCACAATTCGACGCCATCTACTGTATCGTCAGACTCATGGGCTTTTTGCCAAATGCCTTGATAATCGAGTCTAAGCATGGACTTGTAGGCCAGCCCAAGTGTTGTTTCCAAAACATCAAGAACATCAGTTTCAGTCCTGCCGCTCGCCTCAAAATGCTGAACTGTTTTGGCAAAATTGTTTTTCGGGGTCTCGTCCATATCGCCAAAGTAGAACCTGGCAATTTGGCTGTCTTTACTGTTGTCCAATTGGTCAATGACCCCGCTCAAAACGTAAAGCGCTCTGTGTTTGCCCACGATGCCACCGTAGAGATCAAGCGTAAGTCCGCCAATCAGCTTATCATCGTCAGGTTCTATTTTGGTGATTTTGCAAAACCTCTTGCCGGTGGTAGTTAGGAAATCTGTGACATAGTGGTTTGCGTATCCTGAGTAGCGAACCGCAAGTGCCGTATTTACTTCCTCAGTAGTCAAATCCGATTCGTCGGTCAGCTTTTTGGGCAAAGGCAGGCGCCGTCTCCAGAAATATTTTTTTTCCTCTGTCTTGCTGTCAACTTTTTCGAAGACACCCAGCTTGGTGTAGTAGGCAAGGACGTCTTCTCCTGAAGTTGGATCCCTGTAAGTTTCGGCTTCCGTAGCTAAACCTACTTGCTCGAGTTCGGACGCGTGTTCAATCAGTGCGCAATCTACTAATTCCTCCAGATCAAAGTGCGACAATTGTGGTTTAGACTGTCGCCGTCCGCTGGCTTTGTTTAGAGGGATCGATTTTTTAACCAAAGAAGTCGTGCCTGGCTCCAGGGTGGGGTCGTGCTTTGGTCTGATTTTTCCGCTGGCTATGAGCTTCTTCCACAAGGCCACAGCCATCTCATCGACCAGCTCCGCATCCTTCCAGCCAAATTCTTCACGCAGCGATTGCACGATGAACTTGGTGGTGGGATTACCAAGCTTTGACTGCAGCCCCTTTATTTTGGGTGTTTCGCTCATTGCGTCCTTTTGGACTTGGTCTTGAGTTTGGCCGCAACGTTTCTGGTCACGAGGTCTGTGAGGTAATCCGAGCGTGTTGCATGCCTGGATGTGGCCACTACTTGGTCCAAATCGTCAAACAACTCACTCTCTAGCCACACTGATACCAGTCTTTTTCCCGCTTTTCTTTGGTTAGCCATAATACATCTGCTTGGTCGGGAAGCAGGCAATAAGCTCGTTCAAAGCTTGCTTGAACTCAAACGAAAACTGCAAAAATCGGTATCCTCAAAAAAGTGCAGCACACAAAAACATCAAAAAGCCAAGTAAAAACAGCAATTCCTTGCGACACAAAAAACAGTATACCAAAAAGCGTGAAAATTCTTCTAGACACAAAAACGGGTATACCGTAAATTGCGTGCAAATGAGAGACTCACATCCCACCCAAGAGCAACTTCTCCAGCTACAGGTCCTCGCCAATTACAGCGAAACATCCATTTCCGAGGTGCTTGACATGATAATCAACGCAGCTCTCGAGGGAATCCCAGCAAATCAATCCAAAGAATCACAAGCCGCGCAGACAATCGCAAATTAACGATATTATGAAACACCACTCATCAGACAATAAGGAGGCCCAAGCCAAGACTCGGGTAAACATGTCCCCAGATCTGTTTCGCCGGATGCTAGAGGTCGCGCAAACAACAGGCAGGCCTCCCGTGCTTGCTCTGCAGCTAATCGGTGCAAGCGGAATAAAAGACAACTGAATCAATTTTATGGAAAAATACTCATCACACGATAACGGGACTGTCACGTGTGGCAGTCAGTCAACAGAGAAGGAACGTAGGCTCGATGATCTAGAAAAAGCCGTGGACAGACTCCAGGAATTGCTAACTGGTATCGAAGCGAGCACCAACAAGACATTTGGTGTTGCCCACCTAAACGGTGCGGTTGATCGCCTTGGGCAGTGCTGGAAGACATACCAAGAGGTTTCCAGGGAGGATCCAGCCGTGGAAATGAAGAACATCGCTCTGGCAAAGCAAATTTTAAGCTTGGCCAACCAGGAAACCGGGCAGGATCACACTCTGGAGGAGGTCTTGCGTGATGATAGTTTCCTTGCTGCCGTAGACATGGCAGCTTCGGTTTACAAACGAATCAACAACACTTTCTATGGGGTCTGGGCCTTAGATAAGTTGAAAGGGGACAATCTGGCTGACCTACACAGGTTTCACCAGCAGTTCCAATCTCTTGTTGGACTGGAAGAGGGCAGCCCAGTTCTTGCGCTCCACAACCAAATATCGCGATGGTATAGATTCGGCGACACTGTTTCTGCGAGCGACTTCAGACGGGTCAGCGCCGTGCTTGATCGTGCCTTTGAAGCTCATGTTCTGGGCGAGAAGCTCACTAGGATCAAACCATCTACCCGAAGGGCAGCTTGATATGAGGCGGGCAGCTAGAACTGATGGCAACCAAAGGGCTATCGTATCAGGACTCCGGAGAGAAGGGATGAGTGTTCTAGACCTATCTGCCGTCGGTAGAGGCTGCCCTGACATCGCCGTAGGTTACGCAGGGTCTAATTGGCTCTTCGAAATTAAAGACGGCTCCAAGCCGCCTTCAGCGAGGCGACTCACACCGGCCGAAAAGTCCTTCCATAACACCTGGGCTGGTCAGGTAAGTGTGGTCACCTCGTTGGATGATGCGCTCGGCATCGTCAAGCAAACCCCTGGAAGCAATTCCAAGGGTCCTTCCGAGCAAATTTTTACTCACGAAATGAGCCAGATCGAAACTGGACCAGTCACTGACTCACAACCAAAAGAGGTCTAACGGGTGTAATACACCCATATATATTATGAAAGCAATAGAAATGGCGGCTATCGAGAAGCCGGAAAGACAGCTGACAGCAGAAGGCACGTATCCCACTGAAGTTCGCGCAGTGGTCGATTGTGGCACTCACAGGGGATACGAAGGGAAGGGGAGTGTTCGTAAGTTCATTATGGTTCACGAGGTTCTTGGGCAGACTCGGACTTTTGGTGAAAAAGTCGTTCCTGAAAACATGTCGTTCTGGATTCAGGTAAAAATAGGGGATAGGGGTGAACTTCGTTTGTTCGATACCAACAAGAATCGGAAATACATCGAGACAATGATGAACCGCAAATTTGTTCCCGGTGAAAAATTCGATCCTTCTGAGTTGGCCGGCAAGAAGTGCTTGTCGAAAATTGAACACCGCCAAAACAAGCGTGGAGACGATATTGCTGTCATCACTGACAACATGCCCCTGCCAAAAGGAATGCCTGTTCCTGACGCGATTGGGCCAATCTGGGTATATGACCTGGATAAGCCTGACGAGAACATCGACCAGCTCGCACCATACATGATCACACAGATCGAGCAGTCAGATGAACGTCGTTCTCAACCCGTTGAGGAGGAAGTAACAGATGGCCCTTTCTGATATCCTTGGGCTTGATGCCCACATACCTGATGGCGTGTATCCTGACATGGATGAGAGGGATTACAGGGCACAACGTCATTACGTTAGCACCAGCAACTTGAAGAAAATTCATTGCCCTTCTGAATTTCTAGCTGACATCACCGGCCAAGCAAAAATGCCGGATACGGACTGCCTAAAAAAGGGCCGCAGAGCACACGAAAGAATTCTGGAGGAGTTGAAATTTATAAAGTCTTACGGCGTCCTCGAGGGCGATGAAAACGATGGCAGAACCAAGGCCGGGAAAGAAGCGCGAGCTAGGATGCAAGAAAAAGGCCTTATTCCGCTAAGGACGGACGAGAGCGACATGTATGAAGAAATCCAAATGGCCTTTTGGAATCTGCCTGGAATGCATGACAAGTATTCTGACGCCATGACTGAGGTTTCGCTATTCGTGAACAACTTCAGGCATGGCATTCATGCAAAGTGTCGGATCGACATGTGGGACCAGAAGTCAGGGACAGTCATTGACCTCAAAACCACAAGACCCGGAGGTTCAAGCCCATACGAGTTCGAGAAAACATCAAGGCGATTAAAATATCACTGGCAACAGGCTTCATACACCAAAATGGCAGCTCGCTTAGGGCATGAGATCAAGCGATGGATATGGGTAGTTGTCGAGAAGGCAGCACCCTACACAGCAGCCTTTTACGAGTTCGGGCCAGCAGATGTTGAAAGGGCTAACAACGAGGTAAATGCTGCATGGGATAGCCTTGAATCCTGCGTCAGGCTTAATTCATGGCCATCACACACCCCCAACGAACCAATGTTAATAAGTTTGTATGGGGATCAAGAGGGGGTTGGAGGGGGATTGCCCAACCAAGCCGCATAATCTGATTGTGCGCAAAAAGCTCATCCTGAAGAGGGAGGCCTGGGGCAAGCTCCCAGGTCCCCTCCAGGAGGCAGCAAAGCGGTTTCAAGCCAAGGAGATTTTTTTCTTTGAACCCAAAATAGAGCTGCCAGCCGCATCGCCGGGAGGAATTCATTATCGACCAGATTATCACGATTACGTTGCTTACGTTCGGCAATGCTTGAAAGAAGGGGAGCGCAGGCCAGGGATTTTAAAGTCGTTTATCCAGGGTCTAAGAAGCACGGGTGAAGAGGGGAAGCACCTCATTGATCAAATTAAAACTAAACTGCTCAAGTGAACCATAAACGACCATTTATACCGTCATGGCTTTTTAAGCAGGGCTGGACGCACAGCCAGTTTGCAGTTTTTTCCTACATCTGCATGAGGGGTGAGTGCTGGGAATCAAAGCGATCTATCGCCAGAGCGCTTCAAATGGGCACGAACGCTTTTTACAAAAATTTGAACGCGTTGGTTGAAGGCGGGTGGATAACGAAGAGCCAGAAGGGACGAAGCACTTCACTGCGTTGCTGCTTCGTGAATAACCAATTTATGGGAGAAGAACTACAAAATGAACAGGCCCAGGAGATTGACACTTCTGACTATGGTCAACGCCACGCACAGCTTTACAACTGTGCCGCCAAGACCAAAAACATCATTAGGATGCCCGAAATTCAGCCTGAGAGTGAGGACGACTCAGAAAGGAGGATGCCAACCGCATGGATGCAATAAAGCCATATGACACGAGAAGGGCTGCGCCTAAGCAGCTGTCTGTTCCAATCCCGATGCCTGCTGATGAAGTTGCAGAGAAAGCGATAATCGGAACGGTCCTTGACGGTGCAGTGCAGGCGGCTTTTGAGCTTGGGGTCACGTCCGATTTTTTCTCTAACCCAGACGCAAAGCGTATTTGGGGAGTAATTGAGAAAATGCACGAAAGCAATCAGCCCATCAACCTACACACAGTTAAATCTGAGATGAGTGGTGGCGGCATGTATCTGGTTGACGCACTAGACTCAGCGGGATTGCCTTCAAATTTTCGCTACTACTATGACAAAGCCAACGACGTGCGATGGAGGCGGAAGGCTGTTTTTAAATTGATCGAGACGGCTGAGTGCCTAAACGACAAGTCAATTGAACTGGATGAGGCTGTCAATAAGTGTCAGTCAACGTTCTTTGCTTTGAGCAACTCCCAGTGCGACTTAAAAGACCAAGTTCAGATGTGGGATGAGGCAGGTAGGTTAATTGAATCTGCTTACGGGAAAGGATTGCCAGATGCCGGTCTCAAAACTGGCCTGCTGCCCGTAGACCGGATTTTAAGGGGCTTTGCACCAGGATCAATGAACATCATTGCTAGTCGTCCTGGCATGGGCAAAACATCGCTAGCAGTTCAGATTGCTGTTAATGCGGCTAGTAGCGGAAAGAAAGTGGCCTACTACTCACTAGAAATGCCGTCTTTCCAAATCATTAATCGTTGCCTGTCTTGTTTCTCAGGCCTTGACATCAACCACTACCTGGAGACCGGCACCATTCATGATCAAAATGCTCTAGCTAAAGCTCTAACAAGACTTCCCAAGCTTGGCATACATATAGAGGACAACGTTAACAAGAACATCAACCAGATATGGTCAGAGTCACGCCGTCTTGTCCGCGAACAGGGAACCGACTTATTCATCATTGACTACATGCAGCTTATCTCACCAACAAAGCAGCGCGACAATCGCGTGCTTGAGGTTTCAGAAATCAGTCGAAGCATCAAGAAAGCAGCCATGGAGACAGGGAAACCGTTTCTAGTCCTTGCCCAAATGAATCGAGCTATCGAGGAGCGAGGTAAGGATGCTGAGCCTCGTCTAGCTGACCTGCGTGAGTCAGGGAGCCTCGAGCAAGACGCTGACACAGTCAGCTTCATTTCTAAAGGCAACACAAGCGACATGGACCACGTTCGGCTCATGGTCAAAAAAAACCGACATGGAAGCATTGGCACCGCCAACCTCAATTGGACCCGTTTTAATAATCGCTACCGCACCTACGGTCAGCAAGTTGAAGAAATAGATAAACCTCTGATCTGATGAAACCTGACAAAAAGCCAGTTCTTGTATTCGGCTACAGTGGCAAAAAACACTGCGGCAAAAGCACAGCAGCTCATCACCTAGAGATGAAGCTTGCTCAACAAGGGCACTTGGTTGCCCGTCTTAGCTTTGCAACCCCAATTAAAACAGACATAGCCGCATTGGACTCAAGAGCACTTGACCCAGAGTGGAAAGAGCATTTTCGGCCACTATTTCAGCACTGGGGGTCACTCGCTAAGGAGCTGAATGGGCGCGACTACTGGCTTAACAAATGGGAAGAGGCATGGAACAGCTACAAAGCCAAAGGATACACTGCCGTCATCGTGGACGATGTCCGTTTTCCTTTTGAAGCTGACTTTCTTAGGAGCATAGGAGGAAAAGTCATTCGCATCCTCAGGCCGGACACCGACTCAAACACCGATCTGCATGAGAGCGAAGTGATGATCGATAAAATAACACCAGATCAGGTCATTGTTAACAAGGGGTTGGAGGACTTCCTCTGCCAGGTGTAATACACCCATGCACAAAACGAAGGAACAGTTTTTAAAAGACTTTAAGGACAGTGTGCCAAGCGTCCTTGCTGTTGCTAGGTATCTGCGTTCACAGGGCCTTGAGGTTTCCTTAGGAGACACTGAATACCAAAACCCTTTGAACTACGTAGACAAGGGGGACATCTGGGTGCTGAAAGACAACGGCGAGCCAGACTACAGAGTCGAGGTTCGCCAGCTAAAGCAGGAACACTTCACCTGCGCAGATGATTTCCGCTACCCGGTGATGACTCACTACTTCTGCCATGACTGGGAGAAGCTGCAGCCAAAGCCAGCCTGGGTCTACCTCGTGAACAGCGACTGCACTTGCGCTGCCAAAATTAAGTGCGGCAACGCTGTCGCAAACTGGATCGTGACCCATGCACCGAAGTATGCGTCATACGCAATTGCCAAGGATCAACCTGAATACGTGAAGCTATGAGCAATGAGCAAAGCAAAGAACCTGATATTAGCCAGGAGCAACTGAACAGAATGTTTGCAAGAGGCGAAGAGCACTTTTGGGCTAAGCGGGGCATCAAAATCAAGAACAGTTGGAGAAACTACAACTGCACCCCGCCCAAGGCCGAGAATTTGCCCGATGAACGGGCGAAACAAAACCAATGAAAACAAAAAGGACGAGAGATGAGTAAGCAAGAAAGCAATGAAACGATCACTCTAGTTGTTTCACGTAGAGTAAACATCAACCAGGATACAGTATACCAGCTTAAGGAAAAGGATCTAAAGGAAGCTGTAGAGGCGGCAACAGGCAAAAGCTTAGATGAGATTACTGATGACGCGTGCGCAGAGGCTTTAAATGACCTGGAACCGATTGAGGTGGTATATGCGCTTTGGGAGGGCGAGCCATTTGGCGATGCCGATATCACCCGATATGAGGGATCAGATGTTGGCCTCTCCATCAGGCGTGATCACTGGAAAAATGCGTATGTGATTTCCAACAGTTCCATAGACCTCCACGCCATCCAGGATGATAGAGAATTAGCTGAAAAAATCGACAGGCTGGCCCAAGCCAAGGAGGTGGCACATGTCTGAGTCAAGCACAGCTGAAATCAAGCCGTATATTGATAGTTGGCGATCTACAGGGTATAGCCCTTCGGCCATAGCCAAAACAGCGGAAACCATAGATCCCGCTTGGGACACTCAAAGTGACAAGTTCATAGGCCCGCAGCACATAGAGATCTATAAGCTTCACCATGAGCTTAATTCAGAAATGCCGTTGAGCTGGAGCTTCGGAAAAAAAATAGGTGACCAGCTCGCTGCACTAGGCGACGAGAATCAAATTGATGCGGTCTTTAAGAGGGCTGAGGCATTTAATGAGATAGCCTTTGCGTTCTCCCTGCCCGAGCGATACGAAGAGGTGGTCAAGGAAATCAGAAAATTGGAATGCGATCTCAAAGACCCTGAGACGAAAAATTCCAACAAGGCATATATCAATAGCAATCTGCGCAGCGAGAAAGCCAAACTAGAAGAACTAGCCAAAACAATGGAAGCAAAAGGAATGGAGGTTCCAAATGTCTGAAGAAGTAATTCAAATTAGCCGAGTAGAATTTGTGCCATCGCGCTGGATTAAAACAATCAACATAGACAACGCAGACGAACTCAGAGAGGTGCTTCAACTTGAAGCGATGTCGAATGACGACCTGAAGTCTTATGTTGAAAACAACTTCGAAACGGTTTGTGAGCGCTTGCTTGAGGAGCGCGACATAGACCTGGAAGACTTGTTTGATTGCATCGCAGCCAAACCTGAATATGACGACCCAACTGACATTGATCATTTTTGTCACGAGTCCAGAGGGCTTGATCACATGGATGAAGGCGAGAATATCCAAGTTGCAGTAGATTTTGAATCAATCCGCTGCTCAAGTTGTGATGGGTCACCGCACATCGACGAGGATATTGACAAGGCCATGCGTGACGAAATCGGAATCCGAGTTAAAGAGCTGCGCGGCATGCTAATTTGCACCAGGTGCATGAAGGCACACTTAGCTGGAGAGCTGTTTTTTCCTGACGACCTCAGTTCTGCAGGAGAAAAAGCCTACAACGAAATCAACAGGGCAGGCGATTGGAAGGAAGTTTGGGCAAAAGTCTGCAAATACGAGAGCGGCTCTCGCAAGGGGGCGTTGCTAATGGAAAGGGTGATGTGGATGGATGAAATCGCAATGGCGAGATGTCACTTAAAATCAGGCAGTCTTACCGAAGAACACAAGGAGGCCAGGCAAGACCACATGAATATGATTATGGGCTGGGTTAAAGAGATAGACACTTGGCTCGAGAAGCCCTACGAGCCTCTATCATATGCCTAGTAGGTGTAATACACCTGATAAATATGGAACAAAGGGGAAATCATGCGAGTGCTGGACCTGTTTAGTGGAATAGGCGGGTTCAGCCTCGCAGCAGAACAAGTTGGATGGGAAACTGTCGGTTTTTGTGAATCAGATGAATACTGCAAGAAAGTCCTTAGAAAGCACTGGCCAAGTGTCAGGATCTGGGAAGACATTAAAAAGCTCGCTCAAATCGAAGAACCAATCGGATGCGACGTCATCACAGGAGGCTTTCCATGCCAACCATTCAGCAATGCCGGGAAGCAAAGAGGCACTCATGACGACAGATACCTCTGGCCGCAGATGCTTAAAGTTATTGAACGCGAAAGACCCGCTTGGATCATTGCTGAAAACGTTGCTGCCATCATCCCGATGGGGCTCGACAAAGTGCTATTTGACTTGGAAGCCCAAAGCTACTCCGCAAGGGCGCTTGTTATTCCAGCTGCATCTGTCGGCGCCCCACACCCCAGGCAAAGGGTATGGATTATTGCACACTCCAACATCCAAAATGGTTCAAGGCTCACCGTCACAAAGCCACAGCGGGTGGATGAGGCAAGACCGCAAAAGTGGTGGGAAAATGAACCCAGCTTGGGTCGAGTGGCTGATGGGATACCCAACAGGACACACCGCCTTAGATGCTTAGGCAACGCTATTGTGCCTCAAGTTGCAACTGAGATTTTTAGGGCGATAAAAATAACCAATCAGTTTCTGATTCGGTAAAATCGTTTAGTAGCGCCTTCGTCCAGATCTACCTCTGAAGCCCCGCCAGTAGCCACAATAACAATCCTCCAGAGTTTCCACGGACCATCTGGGCTATCAGCCACATCGATAGTCTTAACCTCTCCTGGTACGCCTTTTACGGTTACTACTGGCGCAAGACGAATTTCTAACGATTCCTCAGGGCCTACAAGCTCCGCGTCCTGCACGAGAAAACCATTTGGCCAGGCTGTTTCAAGCCCAATGCGAATAGCCTCTGATTCGGAGTGGTAACGTTCCGGTATGCGGACTTGGGTCAGATACAGGCTGCTCGCAAAAGCCTTATCACCAATTTCGCTTGCACCACTCGGAATGGTGACAGATGTCAGTTTTGAGCACATAGAGAATGCCATGCCTTCGATAGTCCTTACGCTACTGGGTAAAACGATACTTTCCAATCCGCTCTGGCTAAAAGCCACGGATGAAATTTTAGTTATTCCTTCTGGTAGATCGATTTGCTTAAGCCCAGCGCAGCCGTTAAACGTGCCCTCTGGAATCTCCGGAATCGATACCGGCCAGTCAACCACAGTAAGCTTTATACAGTTGTAAAAAACAAATTCCTTGAGCGTGGCTTTAGGCGGTATTGAGATGCTCAAAAGAGAGTGAGCGCCCTGGAAGGCATGTTTTCCAATTTCAACCACGCTGTCCGGAATCTGGACTGACGTTATTAGCGTGCGGTCCATGAACGCGTATTCTCTTATTTTGGTAACAGGATAGCCGTCAATTTCATCCGGTATCACCAAGTCTCCTCTAGTGTTGGTCGCGCATCCGTAGATGTGAACCTCAAACCCGATTGTCTCATAAAAAAGTGATCCCCACTGGCCCTTCTGTGCAGTGACTTCCAGACAAAGCGCCAAAGACATCACTCCTAAAGCAAAGCGTAACATCAGATTCATCACTCGATTTCCTATCATAACAGTCAGTGCGAATTCAATCCCTCACCCTGTAGAAGCGCTTTTCAGCGCCTTCGTCTAAGGCAATTTCAGTCACGCCGCCCTCACCTATAACAACGGTTTGCCAATCAGTCCATGGACCGTCTGCGGTCTCAGACACTTCAATGGCCACAGCTTTCTTGAATGTGCCTGTGACAGTTATCACTGGAGCCAGGCGAATTGATAGATCTGATGAGCCAGGTGCACTGGTACTAAGGAAAAAGCTGTCTGGCCAGAGGTGTGCTAAAAGAAGACGATTTGCCTCTGATTGACTATGATATGCTTCTGGTATGGTGATCGAGGTCAGGCTATCGCAACCCATGAAGACCTGTCCCCCAATGCTGGTGACGCCCTCGGGGATGGTGATCGAGGTCAAGCTGCTGCACCATATGAATGCATTACGTCCGATACTGGTGACGCCCTCGGGGATTGTGATCGAGGTTAGGCTATTGCACCAAGCGAAAGTCATGTCCCCAATGCTGGTGATCCCCTTAGGGATGGTAATTGAGGTCAGGCTGTAGCAGCTATTGAAGGCATTAACTCCGATGTTGGTGACGCTCTCTGGGATGGCAATCGAGCTCAGGCTGCTGCATTCGAGGAAGGCCCCATCTCCGATGCTGGTGACGCCTTCAGGGATAGAAATTGATGTTAGGCTGTTGCAGCTCCCGAATGCCCCCCATTCAATGCTGGTGACACTGTCGGGGATTGTGATCGAGCTCAGGTTTCTGCACCTCTCGAAGGCTAACTCCCCGATGCTGGTGACAGGTAGGCCTTCAATTTCATTGGGAATGACCAACTCACCCTCAGCTAATGTCTTGCAGTCAGTAATCGCCACCTGACCATCAGCAATTTCATATTTCAGGTCACCGAGTGTACCAGCACAAACGCTGGAGCTAAGGATTGAAAGAACCAACACGAGCCAGATGGAATGCATTAAGGGCTTTCTCATGATGGCACTTCCTACCATACCGCAGAGCAGATAATCAATAGGCAACAGCATTCACTTAGGCCCCTCACGACCACAAGGGGCCTAACTCTTTTTCCAACCAAAGTGTTGACAGGTGTAATACACCCTCAGACAATTGGGAGGGCGGTTGGCAGAACGATAGGCAATCGTCGGCAATATGCCTGCTAAATCACTTACTCAATGGGGAGCAAGGGACCCAGGAGCTACACTGACAACAGGTAGCGACCTGAAGAAAAAGGATCCTGAACGCTACCACTCAATTGTAAGGGCTCTCAAAGAGGGGATAGGGCACGACTCGCTAGTCCGTGTATTCAGCACAAGTCGAGAAATGCTCAAGGCGATAGAGTCGACTGAGAAAATAGAAGCAACCTCCCAAGAGCAAATCCTGCAACGTCTTACACGCACACGAGACCTGTGTGTGAGCAAGTATCATGAGGCACTGGAAGCAGGTGAGGTGAAGGCGCAATCTCTACCCGTAGCTGTTGGCATTTTCACTGACAAAATCGTCCAAATCAGTGGTCAACCCTCGACAGTAATTGAACATAGATCGATTTCACTGACACCTGACGCACTGCATAGCCTTAAGTCTCAATGTAAGCCCTCGGAAGTCATTGAAGCAGAAGTTGTTGAAAGCCGTGAGTCATAGTGGCTCAACTGAACGAAATGTAGGTTGTGCGAAAAACCACAGCAGATAGGGGGCGGGGGGGATCAATTGTTCCAGAATTGCTCAACAATCGAGCGGATGTCCACACACACAACAAATGACAAAGCACTCCCTGATACGGGAGGTAAGAAGCAGGTCCGAGGTCGTCGTGCTAAACGCAGGTCGATGCTGGAATCACCAGAACTACGCTGGAAGGCGGGAAGACAGGAACGATGGGTTACGGTCACCAAACGGCCACTGAACCGTCGTCTTATCGAAACCGATGTCGGGTTAGTTCATGTGAAGGACAACACGAGGTTTCAGGTAGGACTCAACTTTCCCTGCTGGGTAGAGCAGGACTCAGGACGAGTGATAGCACGTGGGCTACCTCGTCAACTTCATAGGTGGTAGCTGATTCACAGATTTTCAAGTTCAGCACCAAGCAGTGTATGAACGACCCTGAGAAGGCTCAGGACGCCATGGATAGGTGTTGCGAGATGTGCAGCATGATATGGGACGTAGACAGCCTTACAGTGCGATTCTGGGACAGTTTAGACGGTCCCTGGCTAGATGACTGGACTGAGGCTACCCGAGACAGCTTCTACGTAGAGATCGAGTCTGATGACTACAGTTAGATGGAGTCCACACCCAATCCTGCAAATACCCAGTAGGGAGGAAGCAGAGCAGATGGCTGAGGCAGGTGTCCTCGAGCAGTATTACCAGCAGCGAGAGCAGTTGATCGAGCTGGAGAAGAAAGACCCCTACACCTATGGGATGGACCACCACAACACGACAGGTGTGTTCACTCACTGGGAGGATGCTGATAAGGCATTGGATGATCCGAACATCGACATTCTGTATATTTTCGGAGGTAACCGAGCGGGCAAGTCGAGGTATATTGCAAGCAGGGTTGTCAGGGCGATGGTAAACAATCCCAAGTTTGCTGTTTGGTGTTGCCACAGCAGCAACGACAGTAGCATTCAGGTTCAGCAGCCTTACGTGTGGGAGTATTTGCCACTGCCGTGGAAGGAGCAGAAACGCTCAGTGCGCTCCGTGGTCAATATCGGCTACACGCAGAAGAACGGCTTCAGTAACCGCACATTTGTGGGACCAAACCACAGCCAAATGTGGTTCAAAAATTTTACACAAGACCTGAGCACGCTCGAAGGAACTGAGCTTGATTTGATTTGGTGTGATGAGCTTGTTCCGCTGCAGTGGATACAGACGCTGCGCTACAGGCTTGTCAGTCGCAAAGGCAAAATGATTGTGACTTTCACACCGATTGATGGTTACACGCCAACTGTGAAAGACGCCATGGAAGGAGCCATCATTGAGGAGACAAGACCAGCCAAATTGCTGGATTCAAAGTCACCTCAAACGATTGCTGGGGTTCCGAAAGGCGAAATGCCATACACCGCCAGAACTCGTGGTGGTAACGGCAAAATCATGTGGTTCTTCAGCGAGTGGAATCCCTATACGGATTTCGACCGCATGAAGAAAACCCTGGCAGGAAGAACTCGTGAGGAGGTTGAGATTCGTGGCTATGGCTACGTGAGCAACCCAATCACTGGCAAGTTCCCGAGGTTCACAGATGCAAACATCGTATCGAAGGACCAGATACCTAAGACAGGCACCAACTACATGTGCGTTGATCCAACTCCTGGTGACAGGAACTGGTTCATGCTTTGGGCACGTGTTGATGAACTGGGCAGGGTGTTCGTCTATAGGGAGTGGCCAGACATGGCTAACTATGGTGAGTGGGCTTTGCCATCGTCCAAACTGGACGGCAAACGAGGCCCAGCTCAGACAGCTGACTGCGGTCGCAACCTGAGCCAATACAAGCAGCTGATCCGAGAGCTTGAGCGTAACGACGGTGGAATTCACGAGCGCTACATTGACCCACGAGCAGGTAGAACCGCTGTCCTAAGCCAACGTGAGCACAATCAAAGCCTGATTGACTTGCTTGCCACACCTGATCGAGGTGCTGGTGGCGAGATCACTAAGGACGGCTTGTTGTTTGTGCCAGCACCGATGGTCACCGTGGATGAGTCATGTGCCCTGGTGAACAACCTGTTTGGATACAACATGAGCGAGGAGGTGTCCGTGTTGAACGAACCAAAACTATACGTCAGTGAGGAGTGTCAGAACCTGATTTACTCGCTGAAGACATGGACCA